TTTTTACAGTTTAGGTATAGCGATCTCTGCATCGTTTGGTGTCAGAGGCGTACAAAAATTCTTTAAGAGGTAGTTATGAAATACATGAAAGACATAGTGGTCTTAGTGCTTGCTATTGGATTGATGGGCATACTTGGTTTAATTGTTTATGACGAATTTAAGATGGCAAATGAACACGGTGGTGAGCTTGATGAAAATATCATAGGTTTGCTACAGATGAGTATGACTGGTGTGATTGGCGTTGTAGGGGGTTATGTCGGAGGCAAATCAAATGGGTGATTTAAAGATACCAGTAGCTCTAGTTTTTGCTATGGCGGTGCAATTAGTTGGTCTGGTGTGGTATATTAGCAACATTGTTCATGACATCGAACACCTTCAAGGTCAAGTATCAGCGCAAGAAGACATAATTCAACTTTTGAATAATGATGTAAATGATTTATGGGCTTTTTGTACTTTCACTGAAAATAAATGGGCAGAAGCTTACATAGATGATATGGTATATGAACGTGTTTGTGGAACAAAAGAGGTTGTACAAGAATGACTTTAAGTAAAAGAAAAAAAGCTACTGTAAAAAAAGTTATAAAGGGTTTGAGCAAAGCCTCAAAGACTCATGCTAATCAAGCTAATAAACTAAAGAAAGTTTTGAAAGGTAAGAAGTAATGAGTGAAGCGTTTAAAACACTACAAGAAAAGATTGGAGCCACACCTGACGGTGCGTTTGGCCCCAAAACTGCAAAAAAGATTTGTGACCACTATGCTTTGAATCCAGAGCGCGGGGCGCATTTTCTTGGGCAACTTGTCCATGAGAGCGGTACGTTCAGATACACAGAAGAAAATCTGAACTACAGCAAGGAATCTGTACTAGCAGTGTTTGGCAAATATTTTAAGACAGAAAGTGATGCTGAAAGCTGTGCCAGAAACCCACAGGCATTAGCAGACCGTGTATACGGTGACAGAATGGGAAATGAGGGACAAGGATGGTTATACCGGGGCAGAGGTTTTCTCCAGTGCACGGGCAAAAAAAACTATTCTCAGTTTGCAGCGGACATGGATCTACCAGAAATCATGAAAGATCCTGACTTGGTTGCCACAAAATATCCTATGGAATCAGCTATTTGGTTCTTTCACAGAAATAAACTGTGGGACATCTGTGACGAAGGTGTCAATGACGACGTTATAAAGACTATCACAAAAAGAGTGAATGGTGGGTATAATGGTTTGAAGCACCGTAAAGAAGAAACGGTGAAAATTTATGGTTGGTTTATGTAATGGATGTTGTTGACTTATCGAAATATCTGTATAAAAAATTAGAAGAGCGGCAAAATGATTTGTCCGCAGCCCTTGCAAACGGTGCTGTAAAGGACTGGGAGCAATACAAGATGACGGTAGGAGAGATACGGGGACTCTCTTTTGCACGAGAAGAAATCAAGTCCCTGCTGGAGAAAAACGTAGACGATGTCGAAGACCTTATATCTTCCTGACCACGTTGCGCAGAAAATGAACAAAGAAAAAGAAGAGGCTAAGTCCTCTGATTCTTTGAATAGCGCATATGTTGACGCTAATGAACGGGTGCTAGACCCGTCCCTCTTAGACAAACCGTTACTCGAAAGACTCCCGCAACCAACTGGTTGGCGGGTTTTAGTTATGCCGTATCAGGGTAAAGCTAAAACTGCGAGTGGCTTATATATTCCTGATGAAGTGAGAGAGCGTGAATCCGTGGCTACGACTGTAGCATACGTGATGAAGGTTGGACCACTAGCTTACAAAGATCCAGATAAGTTTGGGACTGACTGTGAGCCGTGGTGCGAGGAGGGTCAATGGGTTTGCATTGGTCGTTACTCTGGTTCTCGATTCAAGATTGACGGCGGGGAGGTTCGTATAATTAATGACGATGAGGTCATTGCTACGATCCTTGAGCCTGATGATATTAAACAAGTGTAAGAGGTAGATATGGCAGAAGAAACTGAAACTGAAGTAGCAGAAGAGATAGTAATAGAAACACCTCAAGAAGAGGAAGAAGCCCCTAAAGAAGAAAAGGTGGAGGCTTCTAAAGAAGAAAAGGTGGAGGTTCAATCTGAGGAGAAATCAGAACAACCGCCACAAGAGGATGAATTAGATTCGTACAGTAAGGGCGTACAGAATCGTATCAAAAAACTAACAGAAAAATATCGTCAAGAAGAACGGGATAAAGCAGAAGCTCTTAGGGTGTCTCAAGAACTTTTAGATGAGAACAAAAAGCTTAAAGAACGAGTTCAAGCTTTAGATACTGGGTATCTTTCTGAGTATGGCACTAGGTTGGAATCTCAAACTGACGCGGCTAAACGACTCTACAAAGAGGCGTATGAGGCCGGAGACTCTGATAAAATGTTAGAGGCTCAACAATTAATTTCTACTATTGCTGTAGAGCAACAGAGGTACAACACAGCTAAAGCTCGTGCGGAACAACAAGCTAAAGTCCCTGTTCAAGAGCCAGAAAAACAACAGCAATCCGCCGCTGCGCCACAGCCAACCCCTGATCCAAGGGCACAAGAATGGGCAGAGAAGAATACTTGGTTTGGTGATGATCGAGTCATGACTTCTGCGGCATTTGCTATTCATCAACAGCTTGTCGAAGAAGAAGGGTTTGACCCGAAGAGCGATGAGTATTATACTGAGGTTGATAGTCGTATACGGAAGGAGTTTCCACACAAATTCCAAGCGGCTAAAAAATCGGGTGGAGCACAGGTCGCCGCTGCTGGCGCTTCAGCATCCCGCAGTACAGCAAAGACAGGGCGCAGGTCGGTCAAGTTATCGCACTCACAAGTAGCGATTGCGAAAAAACTGGGCGTACCTCTTGAAGAATACGCCAAGTATGTGAAGGAGTAACAAATGGCTGACACGAGAACCCCGCGTAATAACGCAACACGAGAAAAAGAAACTCGCAGAAAACCATGGGCACCGCCCAGTCACCTTGAAGCACCGAACCCCCCAACGGGTTTTGTGCATCGATGGATACGAGTTGCTATGCGTGGTGAGGAGGACAAAATGAACGTCCATGCCAAACTACGTGAAGGATGGGAACCCGTCCGTGCCGAGGAGTATCCAGACTATGAAGCTCCTGTCATCGACGATGGCAAATATCAGGGAGTAATTGGACAAGGTGGACTGATGCTGTGTCGCATACCTGAAGAGACAGCGCATGAGAGAAACGAGTATTACGGGGGCCGAACCCGCGAACAAATGACTGCTGTGGATCAGGACTTGATGAAGGAACAACATCCTTCAATGCCGATTTCTAATAATCGGCAAAGTCGTGTAACCTTCGGAGGATCAAAAAGAGACTCCGACTAATCATAAAGGATTGCTATTATGGCAAACACTAACGGTGCATTCGGACTTCGTCCGATTGGAGTAGTCGGTCAGGGCTACAACACCACTGGTGCGACCGAATATCGTATAGCAGCCGGAAACACAAACGCGATCTATCAAGGCTCTCCTGTAATCCCGCTATCAACTGGCTTCATTGACATTGTTGGCGCGGCTGCGGGTGGTACTGTAGGTCTTGTGGGTGTTTTCGCAGGTGCTGAATACGTTTCGTCTACCACTGGTGAGAAAGTATTTTCTAATTACTGGCCTGGTTCTGGCGCGGATACTAATCATCCCGTCAAAGCCTTTGTGTATGACAACCCATTACAATCATATGTCATTTGTTCAGATGGTACACTAACAAGTGAAGCCACTGCACGAGGACATGTGTTTGCTAATGCTAACTTTGCAACAGGTGCTTCTGGTTCAACAACCACAGGTATCTCATCTGCTAAGTTGGCTGTCGGCACAATCAATACCACTGCTAATTTAAATCTGCGTATTATGGGTATCCAAGATGACCCTGAAAACTCAGACTTTACTGCGGCAGGTATTCCATTAATCGTTCGTTTAAACAACTCCTTCAATTCACCAAATGGTGCTATTGCAGGTGGTACTGTTTCAACGACTGGCGTATAAGGAGACTGACTTATGGCTATATCTCGCGCACAACTAGCGAAAGAGTTGGAACCAGGTCTCAACGCCTTGTTTGGTATGGAGTACG